GTTCACCGTCGGACCGATAGAGAAAGAGAGCAGCAGGACAGTCATGGATGAAGTGGAGAGTCTATTGGACAGATCCAGAGCAGGATATGTTTACACCACCTCTGAAGGAGACACGTTGACAGTCAAAATCTTCCCGAAGTTCGACAAGGCTACAGGAGTGGACAAGTCTTATGTAGCCTTATCAGCAAGCGAAGGCATGGGCATTACATATAGGAAACTCGAGAAGACAGTGAAATTCCCTGGTGTTGAGAGAGCCTACAAGTTGCTCGAGGAGACCGAGTCATTCATGTCATCTGACGTAGACATCGACTCCTCTTTTTTCAAGAAGATGACTGCATTCTGCCACGAGCAGAAACTGAGAACGGGAAACACTGACCTCTCCTCCGGCTTGGTCGCTGCCGACTCGGTTGCCTATTCGAGCATAGAAGAGATTTGCACAGCGATATCCAAGACGAGAGCTGCCCACTTGGCATCTATATACTACGAGATAGCAATGGCTTATCTGGCTGCCAAGGTAAAACCTGGGAGAGACGGCTCGTGGACCATGGGGAGGCTGGGGGAGTATAGGGCAGTGGCCTTCTTCCAGTACACCGGAACGGCCGACTCAATGAAACCGTCCACCTGCAAGATCTTCGGAAGCATAAAGAGTTTTGGTCCCGGGTGCAGAGAATCCGCCACGCCGAGAGGCAGTTATAGTCCAGAAGACATGTTCGAGAGTAGATACTTCCGAATAGACGAGAGGCTTGCCACATGGTGGTTGAAACTGCCTCAGATGTTGGTTTCGCTAGTCGTACACAAGTTCGATGTGTTGGGTGCCAAGAACGCTGAGGCAGTTCTTATGCGGTGCCGCAGCTAGCTCCATTCTCCACCTACTTCAGAACAATGACAGATTTGGCCAAGTGGGGGAGCAGACAAGATACATGTTCTTCAATGCACTTGGGCTGAAAGCGAACATAGAACCGCTTGTCAGGAAGATAGATGTCCCAGAGCTTCTTCCAAAGAACTTCTATGAGACGGTTTATGCTATCGAACAGTTGAAACTTTGCACGTGCATTCAAGAGGCGAGATTGGCAAAGACGAACTTGGCGTTGCTGAAAGGCGCTCTTTCCAACAGGTTGGAACTGATGATGCCATGTGACTTACTGCCGACTTCAAGCTTCGAATACCAGACGGACATGTGCTACCTGTACCAGGTCACTAATCGAGAGAAATCCGACATGGTCATACCCTAGATGCTAAATTGGAACAAGCTAGTGGATGAGCACAACATATTCAGGAAGGCATTGTCGGAGAGGAAGGACGAGCTTTTGGGTTACGTGGGGAGTACATCTATGGACTTCAATGATTTGGTCGACGCACAGACGGAGTTCTGCCTGGTGTTGAGTGCGAACCCCATTCCGG